AGTGCCGCGGGGAGCCGCTCCGTCGGGATGGTGTCAGCGCATCTTGTGCTGACGTTGCCTAAGGAGTGCGTGCAGGACATCGTCCAGCAGAAAGCCGGTTCGACTGGCCGCGATTGTGCGATTTCGCATATCGCGACCGTGCTCGGTATTCTGGAAACCCTCCTGCCGCGCGGTAATGGCAAGAGCTTCCCCATTATTTATGGAGATGGCTCCGGCCTCGCTGCGACGGCGGATGCGGCTATCCCGGTTACTGTCTCCACAGCGGAGGCAGTGCCTGCGGTGCATGGTCACATCGAAGGTGCACAAGCGTTGACGACGTTGATCGATCGTGCGTGTCGGGGTTATACCCCTCTCGCAGACGTCGACGAAGTTGGCGTTCAGCCCCTTCCGTAACCTAACCGTAGTTACACGGGAGTCTAGAATTATGAGCAAGTCACCGGCCCTTATGCAGAGCGCGGATTGGTGGGCTTATTCGCTTACCAGCACCTTGCCTAGTGATCCGTGTGGGTCCAGCTCGCCGTTGGCGAGCAACTCACAGTGCCCTCTCCCTGGCGTTCAGCCGTCTCAGTCATACGAGGCGGCATTGAATGTCTTACGAGAAGGTACTCTTAAATCCTCGGAAGCCAAGACACTGCTGGCGCTTGCGAAATGCATGCGCAAATGGCGGTTCTCGGCATCTTCAGAAGCAAAAGCTCGGAAGGACAAGGCTTTGGATGGCTTTGTCGCGCGGAATAATGCCGCAAGAGCTCTGATAGGTTGTGAAACAATTCCGTGGGCGATTCGCCTACGGATGCGGTTCCTCCTTGATAGTTGGCTCCCTGAAATTGGGAGCGTTGCTGATGGTAGGTTCGGTCCGGGTGCATGTGCTGAGAAGTGGTCCCATTGTAAAAGGTTTAAACACCTCGCGCAATGGTGCCATGACTCGGCGCATTGGCCGGACGTTCCGAGAGGTCACGCCGACATGGATGCCCATGTGGCGCGTCTCTGTGCCGTTCCAAAACAGTTTGACAAGGATCGACTAATTACTGTCGAGCCTGCCTATCGCACATTCGCCCAACAGGCGGTGCGAGATACACTGTTAGCCTCGATTCACTTCGGACCCCTCTCGGGGTCCTGTATGGATCTTGGATTCACAAACGGGCAGAGAATACAGCGTTCGCTTGCAAAACTTGCGAGCGCTTCCAAGGCGTATGCCACTCTAGACCTTAAGGATGCCAGCGACAATATCACCTGGGAGGACGTTCAAAATGTCTTCCCACGGTGGGTCGTGATGCTCCTTGAGGCGACGAGGTCGGATTCGTTCACCGACCCCCGAGATCGAAGTGTTCACCCAATGGCAATTTTTGCCGGAATGGGAAACGCGACGACTTTTGTGGTAGAAACCTTGTTCTTCAGCGCATACGTCAAAGCCTTTGCGTGGACACGAGGCATGAAATGTCGAGTGTCTACGTTCGGTGATGACGTCATCTGCACCGATAAGGTAGCTCAAGCGCTACTCGCGGAGGGCCAAGCCCCCTGCTTTGTGGTTAATGAGCATAAGTCCTTCGTTGGTATGGATGCATTGCGCGAGTCCTGTGGTATCTTCGCCTATAACGGCGTTGATATCACCGTTCCCCGAATTGACGGTTACGACAATTCGCCTGGAGGCCGTGAGGCTCTCTCGGCGTTGAGTCGCTCCCTTAACAGGGATCCGTTGTTTTGGGGCCTCGCCTCGGCTGTTGCAGCTGAGGGAGGGCTCCCGGTTACGCGCGGATGGATCCTAGGGTATCCAACTCTGGTTGATCCGTTGTGTTGTACTCCGGTTAATGAGGAATTAGAACAATCCGTGGTTAGGGACCCAGGTCTGCAACGACTTGCGGTCAAGGTTGCATGGTATGAACCGCGTTATGCCGAAGTTCGGTGCACGAATGCACCGGATGACGACGTAACGGCTGGGCTGCTATGCGCCTGCCTCCTCGGACAGGCACGCACGGTACGTAGGGGGCATCACTCCTACGTTAGGTTTGATGCCGAAGAAGCCGGGCACAATAATCTCCAGCAGCGAAAGCG